GACAGATTGCAACGGGGCGGCGAACGCTGGCAGATGAATTAAAACTATCGGAACGGCAGATTAGAACGGCATTAATCCATCTTGAGGATACCGGGGAGATAACGATACAGACGGGGCGCGAATTTTCCATAATAACGTTAGTAAATTATGACATTCCAAGGGGAGAAATCCAGCAAGTACCGACCCACCTAATAGGGGGCGAAAACCCAATAATGGCGGGGGTTTCCGGGCAAGATGGAGTTTTGAGCGACCCACCACCGACCCACCTCCGACCCACCCAAAATGACTATCAAACGACCCACCTACCGACCCACCTAGAGAGAGCCGAAAACCCAATAATGGCGGGGGTTTCCGGGTACGGTTGTAATGAAACCGACCCACCTACCGACCCACCTAAAAAAACCGCAGATTTAAAAAAAACGACCACTACTAAAGAAGTAAAGAATATATATATAGATATAGAGTGTGCGAAATCGAAAGGCAGGAAAGATGCCCGTATCTATACCCAGGGGGACAAGCCCTATAATGCGTGTCTATGGCTCATTGAGCAGATCAAGGCCATCCATCCAAACATAAAGGCCCCGGCAGAGAATACGCAATCATTTCAAGCATGGTGTAATACGTTGCGCTTGATGAACGAACGCGATCCAGACCGGACATGGGAGAATTTCAGGCGGCTTGTTGAATTTATGCGGGATGATGATTTTTGGAGCGTAAACCTTCAATCTGCATCGGGCGTAAGGAAAAATTGGGACAAGGCATGGGCGCAGTATGAGAAAGCAAACAAGACGGGTAGCCTTGATACCGCATGGGGAAAAGTCATAGACGCAGCCGCCACCTATGGGCCAAACAGAAAAAGCGAGGCGCTTAACGTTCTAGGTGATAGGCTTTTCGGGATTGTTGACAATATCGGATGGTACAAGCTATGTACTGCCAATGATATGAATCAATACAAAGGGGAGTTTGTGAGAGCATGGAAACAAGGATAGTACCATATTCAGAGGATGCCGAACGGTCAGTATTGGGGTGTATGCTAATCAGCCAGGAGGCGGCAAACAACACCGCCGAGCAGCTTACAAAAGGATCTTTCTATATGCATAGCCATCAACTCATATTCGAGGCTATGAGCGCCCTGTACGGCCAGGGAAAGAGTATAGACATGGTAACGGTTACGGAGGAATTGCGGAGCATGGGAGAGCTCTCCGCAGCCGGTGGCGGGTCATACATTGCCGACCTCTCCAATTATGTGCCGAGCGTGGCAAATATCGAGAATTATATACAGATCGTCAAGGAAAAGCATATCCGGCGTGAGATCATACAGACCGCCACCGAGGCGGCAGAAATGGCCTATAATCACGAAACAGAGGCGGCGGCGATCCTGGAACGCACAGAGGCCCAATTTCTATCAATGACACAATCAAACAGCAAGCAAAAGGATATATCTTTCAATGATGCACTTATAAGCGCCCTAAATTCGATTGAGAGGGCCGGAAAGAGCGGGGGCATACAGACAGGCTTTCTAGACTTTGATCGCATGACAACCGGATTATGGCCGGGAGAGTACATGGTACTAGCGGCCCGGCCATCTATGGGCAAAACTTCCCTTATGCTTAATATCGCCTACAATGTGGCGGTTAGGGATAAGCTGCCCGTTGGTGTGTTCAGTATCGAGCAGGACGCCACCCAGCTTATACAGCGCATATTGAGCGAAGAAAGCGAAGTCCCTCTCTTGGATATCCGGGGCGGTAATGTGTCAGACGATCAATGGGAGCAGATAGACGATGCAGTATCACGCCTAAAAAACAGCCCGTTATATATAAACGATACAGCCGCCACCCCTTTTGAAATACGGAGCCAGGCCCGGCGGTGGGCGAGTAGACACGGCATAAAGCTATTGATGGTTGACTACCTGCAGCTTATGAAAACAGGGGGTAAGCCGGAGAACAGGACAAACGAAGTAAGCGAAATATCAAGATCGTTCAAGCTATTGGCTAAAGAGTTGGGTATCCCTGTTATTGTCCTTTCGCAGCTATCTAGGGCAACGGAGGCGCGGCAAAACAAGCGGCCCCAATTGTCCGACCTCCGCGATTCGGGGGCCATCGAACAGGACGCGGATATTGTGACATTCTTATATCGTCCTGATTATTACGACAAGGACAAGGCCCATGGTGATGCTGAATGGATCATTGAGAAACAGAGGAACGGCCCCACTGGATCGGTAGTGCTTAGATGGTTCCCGCAAAGTACAACATTCAAGAGCGCGGCAAAGTTTTAGAAGGGGGTAGCGGTTATGGAACGATGCAAAAGGAACGGCCTTTTATACTTCAAGAGCATTAAGGATCAGGCCCTTGAGGAACTGGAAAAGCGGGGCGCACCCAGGCATATCATTGAGGGCCTACGAATGCTTAACTGGAACGCACTACCACCACCACCCGGTGGCGCTATGGGTAGTATATGCCTGACAATCAACACATTTAGGGATGCATACGATTGGGAGGCGTTTATACAGGGACTTATGGGAAACAGATGGAGCAGGGCGGCGAGAAATTAAATGGGGGCTACAAAAAGGGGGGCGGGGTTATACCGGGAGGATATAGGCAGATGATACACACAAGACACAATCTAACGAGAATGAACGAACACAGCGAGACTATGGCATTAAAGGTATGGGCATATTCCAGGCGGTACGGCGGGAGATAGTGCACATAGTATGCAAGCTATCAAGACAATAAAGCAATTAACGAATAAGAGAAAGATGAAACCAAGTAACAGACAATACAGTAAATTGCTATGTATAAACACATTAGATTATATAAGGATTTGATTAGGAATGTACATGAATATATGGACATAGCGCATGGTGTAGGGGTAGGGGGGGGTAAAATCCCTGGGACTTTTTATTTATAGAACGGGCGCGCATGGCAGCACGAAAGAACTTCCCCAAACGATGAAAAGAGGTTTTGAAAATATGAAGGGACAACCCATAGACTTGCTCCTGCTGAAAGGGGCAAAGCACCTTACAAAAGAAGAAATAGCGCGGCGCAAGCAAGCAGAGGATGATTTAAAATCTGGCATTACGAAATTTCATCCGACAGATCAGGTATTGTCCAGCCCGATAGCCACAGAGACATTTATCAAGCTACTGATGTTATACCGGGATATAGATTATGTGGAAGGACTGGACGAGGCGATCATAAACCGCTACTGCCTAATGACCGCAGAGGTGGAGCGCGTTCAAACCCTTTTGATAAGGATGGAAAATGACATAGACAAGTGCGAGGACTATTCGCAGCGCGTGACCTTGTACAAGGCTATTTCCAGTGCTGAAATAACGGTTGGCCGCATTCGGGACCGGCTCTTGCAGATGGAGGACAGGCTTTTTATGAATCCCACATCCCGTATTCGCAATGTACCAAAGAAGCAAGAGGAAAAGCCGAAAACAAAATTTGATGAACAGTTTAGAGACGTTTAATATCTAAATAATTGGAGGTAATTTCAATGATCATTTACGAATCCACAGAAACCAATTTCACCACCTTGGGACTAGGTTCAATCACCCCGGATTCTTGTATTGTAACGGAGGAATTGAACGGGGATTACGCTCTCACCCTCACCCACACAAAAGACGAGGGCGGCAAATGGGAGAAGATACAGCAGGGCCGGATTATTAAGGTTCCCACGCATGACGGGGACCAGCTTTTCAGAATCTATAGGCCGGTTGTGGACTTAAAAGGATGGACCAAAATTACCGCATATGCAAGGCATATTTTCTATGACCTTCTGGACAATCTGATAGAGGACACGCGCCCGACAGCGAAGAACGGCCAGGATGCCGGGGAAGATATCTTGAACGGTTGCCAGTATGTCACTCCGTTTTCGTTCTCAAGCGATATCACAGGCAGTAGCACGGCCTATTATATCCGCGTAAATCCGGTAAGAGCGTTTATTGGGCCGGACGATCAGAGTTTTATCAATAGATGGGGCGGCGAGATCAGGAGAAACAATTTTGATATCGAGATAAACCAGCAGCGCGGCAATGATTTGGGAATGAAAATTGCATATCGTAAAAACTTAATCGGCGTTGAAATGTCATCCGATGTATCAAACGTTGTAACCCGTATCATGCCGACCGCACTAGATGAAAATGGGATCATCTTTTAT